CTAGTGATGTAATTTTAGAAACTAAAGTTTCAGATAAAGATTTTTTAGTCAAAGGTAATGATGGTGGAAGCACAATAACAGCATTAACTTTTGATATGTCAGCTGCTGGTAAAGCAACTTTTAATAATGAAATAGTTTCAGGTGCTGTAATTACTTCAGGTGCAGGATTAGTTATTGCCGACAGTGGCAATATAGGTTCAGCTTCTGATACAGACGCAATGTCAATTTCATCAGGTGGTGTTGTAACATTTAGTCAAAACCCTGTATTTCCAGATGGTTCTGTAGATGTTGCTGATATTGATCTTGATGGTGCAACAGATATTAATGCTGCTATTGCTGACGCTGATTTATTTTTAGTAGATGATGGTGCTGGTGGTACAATGCGAAAAGCAACTGCCTCAAGAATTAAAACATACATGGGTGCTGCGACAGGTGAATTCTCACTAACAAACTTAGATATTGATGGTGCAACAGATATTGGAGCAGCAATTGTAGACGCTGACTTATTTATTATTGATGATGGTGCTGGTGGAACAAACAGAAAAGTTACAGCATCTAGACTAAAAACTTATGCACAAACTGGTGTATCTTCTGCTGCAGATGATATTACTGCAGGTGATGCAGCTGTTACTATTTCAACTTCATCAGGTAATATTACAATTGATACAGCAGCTGGTGATGCAGATATTATATTTAAAGGAACAGATAGTAGTTCAGATATTACTGCTGCTACTTTTGATATGTCTGATGGTGGTGCATTATTACTTGAAGGTGGTTCTATTGATCTTAAAAATAGAGGTTCTGTATCAAATATTAAATTTTATTGTGAAAGTTCAAATGCTCACTACGCCCAATTGCAATCAGCTGCACACTCAGCTTATTCAGGAAATATAACTTTAACATTACCTGCTTCTACAGACACTCTTTTAGGTAGAGCAACTACTGATACCTTAACAAATAAAACTTTAACAAGTCCAGTTATTAATTCACCTACAGGTGATTTTATAAAAATAGCAGGTACAGGTTTTGTAGACAGTATAATAGTTGGTCATTCAACTACTGGAACTTTAAATGATGCTAATAGAAATGTTGCTGTTGGAATTCAATCTTTAGATGCAGTTACAGCAGGAGACGATAATACAGGTGTAGGTTATAGAAGTTTATCTGCAATAACAAGTGGTGGTACAAATACTGCTATTGGTAATGAATCAATGAAAGATGGTACTTCTGCGATGAGAAACACATCTTTAGGTTATCAATCATTAAAAGTAGTAACTGGAAATAACAATATTGCAATTGGACATACAGCAGGAGACAATATAACTTCTGGTGCTGGTAATGTAATTATAGGAGGAGTAGATCCTAGTAGTGCTACTGGAGATAGACAATTATTAATTGCTGGTAATGATGGCTCAACAACTACAACTTGGGTTTCTGGTGATAGTTCTGGAAACTTAACTTTTGCTGCTGATGTTACATTAGGAGATGATTTACATTTAGATTCAGACGCAGCAGTTTTAAAATTTGGAGATGATGGTGAAATAACAATTACTCATGATGCTGATGTTGGATTAAAATTAAAACATACAGCAACCGCTGATGATAAACCAATTGTATTAACATTACAAACTGGTGAAACAGACATGGCAGCAAATGATGTCATGGGTGCTATTAGATTCCAAGCTCCTGATGAAGGAACTGGAACAGATGCTATTTTAGTTGCTGCTGCAATTCAAGCAGTATCAGAAGGTGACTTTAGTTCATCTAGTAATGCTACAAAATTAGAATTTCATACAGGTGCTTCAGAAGCTGCATCTTCAAAAATGACATTATCTTCTGCTGGATTATTAACAGTTACAGATGATATTGTATTTAAAGATGGTGGTACTATAGGTGTAACTTCAGCTACAGATGCTATGACAGTTTCTTCTGCTGGTATTGTAACATTTAAAGACGATATTTTAATTAAAGACGGAGGTACAATAGGTGTAGCTTCTGACGCAGATTCAATAACAATAGCATCAAATGGTGCTGTAACATTTTCACAAACACCGGTATTTCCAGATGGAAGTTTAGCATTAGCAGATTTAGATATTGATGGTGGAACAGACATTGGTGCTGATTTAGTAGATGCTGATTTATTTATAGTAGATGATGGAGCAGGCGGAACTAACAGAAAAGTAGCAGCGTCTAGAATTAAAACTTATGTTGGTGGTGGTACATCATGGCAAGCAGTTAAAACAGGAAACTTTACAGCTACAGCTGGTCAAGGTGTATTCTGTAATACAACAAGTGCAGCATTTACTTTAACATTACCTGCAGGAAGCATTGGTGATGAAGTTTCATTTATTGATTATGCAAGAACATTTGATACTAACAATTTAACAATTGCTGCTAATGGTTCAGAAAAAATTCATGGTTCTACAGACGATTTAACAATTGCAACAGAGGGTGCAGCTAACACTTTAGTATTTACAGACTCTACTCAAGGTTGGTTATTGAAGAGTAAATAATGGCTAATTATAAAGGTATACATGGAGGCACTGTCCAAAACTTTGCAGGAGATCCTGGTAATGCTATTAATGGTCAAGTATGGTATGACAAAGCCGCAGCAGCATTTCAATATGCAAAAGTTACTACAGCAGCAAGTTGGTCTACTGGAGGAAATTTAAATACTGCAAGAGGATATATTACAGGTTTTGGAAATCAAACAGCTGCATTAGCAGCTAGTGGAGTTAATACTAGTAATGATACAATTGCAATTACAGAACAATATAATGGAAGTTCTTGGACTGAAGTAAACGATCAAAACACTACTGCACAAGGCCGTGCTGGAGGAGGAACAACAACATCAGCTGTAATTTGTGGCGGAAGACTTGGACCTCCAGGTTATACTGGTAATTCAGAAGAGTGGAATGGAACTTCTTGGTCAGAAGGAAATGATTTAAATGGAGGAAGAAATACTCACTCGGGCACGGGTGTTAGCAGTGATGCAGCTATAGTCACACAAGGATCAAATCCAGGATCATATCCTCCAAGAGGACAAACAGGAGCAACAGAAGTTTACGATGGTACTAGTTGGACTGAAGTAAATGATTTAAATCAAGAAAGAAGTAGTGGATCAACATCAGGTACAAGTACAGCTGCTTTAACAATTTCAGGTATACATCCTGGTCTTTCTCCTGTAACTAGAGCAGAGACTGAATCTTGGAATGGTACATCATGGACGGAAGTTAATGATATGAACAGTGGTAGATATAGCACTGCAGCTTTTGGAACAACAACAGCGACAATTGCAGGTGGAGGAAGTCCACCTGATGAAGCAACAGAAACAGAATCTTGGAATGGTACAAGTTGGACTGAAGTAAATGATTTAAATGTTGGTAGATATCGAGTAGGATATGGACCCACTGGAACATCTACTTCAGGAATATGTATAGGTGGTAGAACTAGTGCTTATGTGGCAAATGTAGAACACTGGTCAGGCGCTGGTACAACAGCTTTTACAGTTTCAACAACTTAATAAGGAGGAAACTATGGCAAAAACATATCAATACTGCGTAGCAGAAAACTGGGGAAAAGGATTTATTGATCACGATGAATCTCATAGAATAACTTTTAAAAGTTATCCTGGTGATGTTTGGCAAATACCCGCATATAATAAACATGGTAATCTTTGGATTGCTAAAGTTGCAGGTGCTGTTAAAACTAAAGATCAAGCTCAATCTATCGTTACTGATAAAGTAAATGGATATAAAACAGCTTGGGATAATGATAATGTTGATGGCGAATCATCTGATGAAAAAATTGAAAGATTAGGTGCAAGGCCAACTGATATTACATTGGAGGAATAAAATTTAAATGTCTGATTACAAAACCATTCATGGGACTACAATTAAAAACTATTCTACTGATCCCGATAATCCAATTGAAGGACAAGTGTGGTTTGATGAAACTGCCTATGCTTTGCAGTATCAAATACCTAATGTAACTGCAGCTGGAACCTGGAGAACTGGTGGAAATACAAATTTAGGACGAAGATATGGTTCAGGAACTGGAACACAAACAGCTGCTTTATTAGTTGGAGGTTATCAACCAGGTCAACCTAATTCAGGTAATTTAGCTCAAACAGAAGAATATAATGGTATTTCTTGGTCGGAGTCTGGTGATTTATCAACTGGTAGATATAATATAAGTAGTATTGGAATACAAACAGCTGCTTTAGCGGCTGGAGGTCATCCACCTTATTATAATAATACTGAAGAATACAATGGAAGTAGCTGGACTGCAGGAGGAGATTTAAACACTGGAAGAATGGGTCATGCAGGTAACTTTGGAACTCAAACAGCAGGAATAATGGCTGGAGGTTTTGTGCCTCCAGGTGAAACTGGAACAGATGTAGTAGAATCTTATAATGGATCCGCTTGGACAGAAGTTAATGATTTAAATTTAGCTAGAGGATATGCTGGAGGATCTAATCAATCTCCATCAACAGATGGTGTAATTTTTGGAGGAGGTACAGCACCAATGAATGGTAATCTAAAAAATGAAACAGAAACTTGGAATGGAACTTCATGGACAGAAGTTGCTAATTTAAATTCAGGTAGATGGTCTCTTGGAGGAGGTGGAACTAGTTCGACATCTGCTGTAGGTTTTGGTGGAGCTCCTTATTCTGGAAAAACAGAACAATGGAATGGGACTGCATGGTCAGAACAAAATGATTTAGCGGCAGGAAGAAATTATTTAACAGGTTGTGGAACAACAAGTGCAGCTTTAGCTTTTACAGGTGAACCTGGTCCTGGAGCAAGTCCTACAACATCAACAGAAGAATGGACTACTGACGTACCAGTTGGTGCTTGGGCTACTGGTAATAATATAAATACTGCTAGAGGAGCTTTAACTGGATTTGGTACACAGACTGCAGGGCTTATTTGTGGAGGATATACTGGAACTGCAAATTCAGCTGCAACCGAACTTTATGATGGATCTAGTTGGACTGAAGTTAATGATTTAAATACTGCTAGAAATTACATTAGTGGATTGGGAACTCAAACTTTAGGTTTAGTTTTTGGAGGAGAACCTGGAGACACTGCAACAGAAGAATGGGATGGCACAAATTGGGCTAATGGAGGTAATTTAAATACAGGTAGGCAAGGATTAGGAACTGCTGGAATACAAACTGCTGGTTTAGGTTTTGGTGGAGGTGATCCTAATGGAAATAAATTTGATCAAACTGAATCTTATAATGGATCTGCTTGGACAGAAGTCAATGATTTAAATACAGATAGAGCTTTTGTAGGAGGAGTAGGAACATCAACAGCTGCTTTAGCTTTTGGTGGACAAGCACCTCCAGGAGTTACAGCAGTAACAGAGTCTTGGAATGGAACTTCATGGACAGAAGTAGAAGACTTAAACACTGCAAGAAAAACTTTAGGACAAAATGTAGGAACATCACCAGGGGCTTTAACTTTTGGAGGAGATACAGGTTCTACAGTAGCGATTACAGAAGATTGGAATGGAACAAGTTGGGTAGAAGTTGGAGATTTAAATACTGCTAGTAGAGCAATGGGAGCAGGTGGAACTCCAACAGCTGCGTTTAAGGCAGGAGGTTATTCAGGACCAGGTGCAGCTTTAAATGCAACAGAAGACTGGAGCGGTACAAGCGTTGTAAATAAAACTTTAAATACGAGTTAATATGGCAGAATACAAAGACATACACGGAACTAATATTGAAACTGTAACATCAGATCCATCAAATCCTGTTGTTGGACAAATGTGGTATAATTCAACTTCTAGAACATTAAAAGGTTTTATACTTTCACCTGCTTCTTGGGCAAGCGGTGGAAACATTAATTCTGATGGTCACTTTCAAGCTGGAGGAGCTGGAATACAAACAGCTGGTTTAATTGCTGGAGGAGGAACTCAATGGCCTGGAGTAGGAGTAACTGATAATACAGAAACTTATAACGGAAGTTCTTGGACTGAAGTAAATAATTTAAATGAAGCTAAAAGAAATTTATCTGGTTTAGGTTTAACAACTGCAGCTTTAGTATGTGGAGGAGGACCACCTGCTAAAGTAGATACAGAAACATGGAACGGTACTAGTTGGACTGAAGTAAATAATTTAAATACTGCTAAGGATAATGGCCCTGGAGTAACTGGAATTTTAACAGCAGGCATTGCTTTTGCTGGTGAAGGAGCACCAGGTGCAAAACTTGCAAATGCAGAAACATTTAATGGAACTAGTTGGACTGAAGTTGGAGATTTAAATACTGCAAGATTTGCTTTAGGAGCGGCAGGCACATACACTGCTTGTTTAGGTTTTGGAGGTAGTGCAGATTCACCAGCGGACGGTGGTGAAGTAGAATCTTGGAATGGAACTAGTTGGACTGAAATTGCTGATTTAAATACTAATGGTAGAGAAGGTGTATCTGGTTTTGGATCACAAACATCTGCTTTAGCTTCTGGTGGAAGCACAGCTAACGTTGAATTATGGAATGGTTCTTCGTGGGCAGAACAAAATAATTTACCTGCAATTTTAAGTAATAAGGGTCCAGCACAAAACAGTCCGGGATCACTTGGTATGGTGGCAGGTGGTTTTTATGGCCCTGGTATTAATGTTGTTCAAACTACTTATGAATGGACTGGTGAAACAGAGTCAACAATAACTTTTGACGTATCTTAATACTTTACAAGTGTTTTTAAAAAGTATATATTAACAAAAATGGAGAAAGACATGAAAAAAGATATTAAAGATCTTATACAAAAAGAAGAGAATAACTTAAACAATTTGTTAGAGCCAACAGATCTATCCGATTTTAAAAGTATGGTAGACGAGCTTCGAGATACATGGACTAAGAAACAAATGTTTAGAACAGAAACTGAAGCAAGGTTTTCTGTATTACAAGACAATCGTTATCCAACTAAAGCTGCAAAGTATTGGCAGTGTGTTAGAGAACAATCAAGTTATTTAGACAATCTTATGTCTTTGTCTTTTGATTATAGAAGAAATGATGCAAAAATTAAATGGTTAGAGAAAAAAGTAGATACAGAAAAAGATGAATATAAGTTAAGTAAATATGAAATAGATTTAGATGAGTGTCGTTTTGGTAAAGCTTCTATGGAAAAAGTTGCAAGACATAGAATGCGTGAAATTAAAATGTGGTCTAAATTAAAAAAAGAATTTAATGATGGATCATTTAATGATCAAGATGTTAATCAACACCAATTAGAATCATATGGTTTAATGTACGCTGGAAAATCAAGAGCAATAAATGATCATACTTCAGAAGCAGAAAGATTTAATATTTTAGGACAACTTCAATCTTTACAAAGAATTAAAAAATCAGGTGAACTAGAAAATAAAACTGAAAAAAAAGAAGAACTTCCAAAATATGGAAAGCCAAACTCTTAAATTTGATTTTGTATTCTTAGGTCAATGTGTTTTAAAATACCAAGTTCCTTTGGATATTTTTACTACAATAAATTCATTATATGAAAGTAATATTAATAATCTACATTCAGCTAATAAACAATTAGTTGGCAAAATAGAAAATGAACATTCTTTATTTTATAGTGGAAAAGATGAATCTAAAATTAAAAGACATAATGTGTTACCTTTAAATATTACAGATTATTTTATGTCCGTTTTTAAACACTATTTAACATTTAATAAAATTAAAGATTATGATTTACATTTAAATTCTATTTGGGTTAATGAAATGAAAAAGCACGAGTATAATCCTACACATGTTCATAGAGGTATGTTATTTACAGGTTTATCTAGTGTAATGATTTTAAAATTACCCTCAACATATGGTAAAGAATATTCAGCGTCGAACATACCACAGAATGGTAGACTACAAATATTAGGAGCTGCGAATGGTCAGTTTGCAAAAATAGATTATCAACCACCAATGAACCTTAGAGATTTTTATGTTTTTCCATATGATATGAGACATTGTGTTTATCCTTTTAATGGGACCGATGAAATTAGAAGAACACTTGCTGCAAATTGTGATGTTCAATTTGATCCAATAAAAAATAGAGGTGCCGCATGATAACAGAACCACGTTGGAAATCTTATATTGTTGAAACAACACAACCAATTTTTACACCAAAACAATGCCAAATGATTATTGATGCAGGAAGATCTCAACCTAAAATAAAAGCAAAGGTAGGAGAAGATAAAAGTGTTAAAGGTGGGGTCTTAAATACTAAAACAAGAACTTCACATATTAGTTGGATACCATTTAAAAATATGCCAGATATGTATCGAGATATAGAAAGAATAATGAAACAAACTAATGGTAATCATTTTGGTTTTGAAGGAATGCAAATAACAGAAAATGCACAGTATACAGAATATCCAGAAGGTGGGTTTTATGATTGGCATGTTGATAATGATGTTAATATGTCTAATGAACCACCTGTTAGAAAAATATCTATGACTTGTTTATTATCTCCTGAAACAGAATATGTGGGAGGAGATTTAGAATTAATGACTGAAAGTAAAATTGCAAAAATTAAACAAGGACACGCTATATTTTTTGCCTCTTTTATTAGACATAGAGTTACACCGGTTATACAAGGTAATAGAAAATCTTTAGTGATGTGGTTTGGAGGACCTCCTTTTAAGTAATGTTTAGAGAACTGTATTTTCCAACACCTATTTATATTGCAGATATAAAACACCCAACTCTTAATCAAGAGTTAGAAAGAGACATTGTAGCTTGGGCAAATAAAGACAAAGGTATTAATAGAACTAATATTAATGGTTGGCATTCAGAAACTAATATGAGTGAATTACCTGAGTATCGTAAATTAGTTAAATTGTTATATGAATCACAAAGAACTATATATGAACAAGAACATTTAGATAGTGAACCTTATTTAGGAAACATGTGGGCAAACATTAATCCACCTGGCGGAATGAATAGAGCACACATACATCCAAATTCTTTATGGTCTGGCGTTTATTATATTAAAGCTGAACCTAACTCTGGTCATTTAAAAATAGATGATCCAAGAGCTGCAGCATCAATGTGTAGGCCAAGACAAAAACCAGGACAGTCTCCTGTTAGATTATGGAGAGAAACACATTTTGAACCTAAAGCAGGTAGATTAATTATGTTTCCTTCTTGGTTAACTCATGCTGTTGATCCAAATGAATCTAATGATATAAGAATATCAGTATCATTTAATTTTATGCAAAAGTGTATGGTAGTATAATGTTTCAAACTAAAAAATATCAAGTTATTAAAAAAGCTGTGTCTTACGAATTAGCTAATTTTATATTTAATTATTTTTTACTTAAACGTGATGCTGTTGATTTTATGTATAAAAGTAACATTCATTCACAATCTAGTTTGTTAGGAACTTGGTCTGATAAACAAGTACCTAATACTTATTCTAGTTATGGTGATTTTGTAATGGAAACGTTGATGATGAAAGTTTTACCAACTATGCAAAAAGAAACAGGATTAAAATTAGTTCCAACATACTCTTATGCTAGAGTATATAAAAAAGGAGATATATTAAAAAGACACAAAGATAGACCTAGCTGTGAAATATCTACTACAGTACATTTAGGTGGAGAACCTTGGTCTATATTTATAGATGGCACAGGTCAAAATAATGTAATAGATGAGTACAAAAATATACATAAACCTAATGCTCCAAAAGGTACAGAAGTCTTGCTTGATGTTGGCGATATGCTAGTATATAGTGGATGCGATTTAGAACATTGGCGAGAGCCATTTAAAGGAAACATATGTGGTCAAGTATTTTTACATTACAATCATGTAAATGGCCCATTTGCTGATAAAAATATATTTGATGGAAGACCTATGTTAGGTATTCCTAAATTAAAATAATGAAGCTATATGTTACAAAAAGTAAAATTTGCACCAGGATTTAATAAACAAGTCACATCAACGGGCGGTGAAAGCCAATGGGTTAATGGTGACAATGTTCGTTTTAGATATGGTTCACCTGAAAAAATAGGCGGTTGGTCACAATTAGGATCTGTTGATATTACAGGACGTAATACAGCAATTCATCACTTTGTTAATACATCAGGTATCAAGTACGCAGCATTAGGCACAAACAGAATTTTATATGCATACTCGGGTGGTATTTTTTATGACATACATCCAATCAAAGCTACAACAACTTTAACAAGTGCATTTACTACAACTAACGGATCTTCAACTGTAACATTAACTTTTTCTTCTGATCATAATATAAATCAATTTGATATTATATTATTAGATAATTTTTCATCTATAACTAATTCTAATTTTAATTCAGCAAATTTTGATGATAATAAATTTATGGTTCAATCGATACCAACTTCAACAACTATTACTATAGATGTTGGATCAAATGAATCTGGATCAGGTGCATCTACATCTGGTGGTATTAGAGTTAGACATTACTATCCTGTTGGACCAGCAGTAGAAGTTGCATCCACTGGATTTGGACTTGGTCCTTGGAGTGGTTT